CAAGGCTGACATGGGCCAAGACAAGGCCATGATCAAAAAGGCTTTCAAGCAGCACGACATGCAAGAGCACAAGGGCGGCAAGGGCACTTCGCTCAAGCTGAAGCACGGTGGCAAGATGGCCACTGGCGGCGTTGTCAACGGCCAAGGCGGCTACAAAAAGGGTGGCGCTATCGCTAAGGACGGCATCATCAATACTGAAGGCCAAGGCGGCGAATACCGCAACACCAAGATGGACACGGCCAAGCCTGACCATTCACCTGCTAAAACTGGCGGCGTGAAGAACGGCAACGGCGGTGGCTACGCTACTGGTGGTGTGGCCAAGTCAAACGCTGGCGGCTACAAAAAGGGCGGCAAAATCAAAGGCATGATGGGCGGCGGCATGATGGGCGACGACATGATGGCTGATGGTGCTTACAAAAAAGGCGGTGCCCCAAAAAAAGCCTACGCGGCGGGGGGTACTGTTAATTCAGGTCGCCCCGTCGCAATGCCACAGGGCAATAAAAAGCCCTCGGCACCTGTAAGCATTAACGAACTGTCTGGAACCTTCAAAAAAGGCGGGAGTGTTACTCCTGCTGAAGGCCGTCTGCAAAAGAATTTCAAGTCCGAAAACGCCACTGCGATGAAACAGGCCAAGGCGTTTTCCAATGAAATTTACAGCAAGTACGGCAAGAAAATGAAAGACGGCGGAACTACTTCTGGCAAAGACAAATACGCTGTCGAAGATCCAAAGGCTGTAAGCGACAAAGCAAGCCGAGAGCTTGAAGAGGCGCTGAATCCTTTGAGCATGGTGAAGGAGCTTTACGGCAAGGCGCGTGATGCGTTTCGCGGCAAAGCAGCACCCACCATGAAGGGGCAGGGCGCTGTTACGGAGACTGAAAAGTCTGTGACCGTTTCTCCTCCGGGCAGAAAGCGCGGCGGTAGCGTTTGTTGAAAACGAGTGGGGGCTTCGGCCCCTGCTTTTAATTTATTTTGGAGAGCCACATGGCAACCGTAATTTCATCTATTTCGCGCCAAGGCGCATATGAACCGTTCGAGTTGCAGGTCTCTCGCGGTCAAATTCAAGGTCACAGCACGGTCATTGTGTTTGGTTACAACCCTGATGTGGACACATCTGAAGAAACAATTTGGCCTGATGGCGGCCTTATTCCGCACCCAACCGTTGCGTCTGTTTTGAAAATCAGTTCATCTAGCGCCTCCGACACATCTGATGGCACTGGTGCGCGAACCGTTTTTATTGAAGGCGTAAACGGCAACTTTGCTGTGGTGAGCGAGACCGTGATATTGAACGGTCAAACAGAAGTCAACACAACAAACTCGTACCTGTATGTGAACAGTTTCTATGTCGCTACAGTTGGCTCTGGCGGCGCAAACGCAGGCAACATAAATGCTGGTACTGGCACGGTTACATCGGGCGTACCAGCAGTTTTGTATGACATTATTGCAATTGGTTACAACCAGCGCACCACTGGTCATTACTGCGTTCCAGCAGGCTTCACAGGTTACATGACAACGGGTTCAATCTCTGCTGGTCAAGCCTCTGGCTCGACTTCTGTCACTACCTTTCTAAAGCAGCACGGCACAGACAACATCTTGCGTGTTGGCGCGGTTGCCGCAGTAAACAATAACGCCGCTGTGTTTGATTTTGTACAGCCTTACATAATTCCAGAAAAGAATTGTGTGGGTGCAAGTGCAATCGGAGCTGCCGCAAATAACGCAGTAAGTTCGTACTTCAACATCATCTTAATCAAAGACGGCCCTTAATATGCCAAGCAAATCACCTTCCCAGCATCGTTTGATGGAGGCGGTTGCGCATAATCCTGCGTTCGCCAAAAAAGTTGGCATTCCTCAGAAAGTTGGCAAAGAGTTTTCCAAGGCGGATGAAGCAAAGAAAATGAAAGGCGGTGGCTTGTATGACAACATCAATGCAAAACGTGAGCGGATTTCTGAAGGCTCTGGCGAAAAGATGCGTCGAGTTGGCAGTAAAGGTGCGCCAACATTTCAAGACTTTAAGCAGTCAGCAAAAACCGCCAAAGTAAAATGAGCAAAAAAAAAGTTAATCTTGCAGTTGGTCGCGGTGAAAAATTGTCCGTTGACAAGGGTGCAGGGCTGACTCAAAAAGGCCGCGACAAGTACAATCGAGAGACTGGTTCACACCTGAAAGCGCCGCAGCCGAAAGGCGGTCCTCGCAAGGACTCGTTCTGTGCTCGGATGTCTGGTGTGGTTGAGCATTCAAAAGGGGACGCTCCACGCGCCAAAGCATCGCTCAAGCGGTGGAACTGTCCCGGCTGGTAAGGAAAAACGATGGCATATTCAGGCGCTGTAGGCACGACCGTCGTAACGGTTCAAACGCTGATTGACCACGGTGCTCGGCGCTGCGGGAAGTTGGCTGAAGAGCTGACCTCAGAGCAGGTCCTGAGTGCCCGCGAGTCGCTGTTTTTCCTGCTGTCCAACCTGATCAACATCGGCATCCAATACTGGGCCATCAACAAGAAGGTCTACGGCTTTTCTCCTGACCGAGCCACCTACCTGCTGCCGCTCGGTGGAAATGATGTCCTGAACGCTCTGTACCGTTGGATGAACCGCCCTGACGGGTCCTATACGTCGTCTGCTGGTGGTACTTTGGGCAACGTGTACGACCAAGACGTCGAAACAGTTTGCACCCAGAACGCAGCCAACGGCAACATCTCGGTCAACTACGGCCCTTCAAACCCAATTTTTATTGGCTCAATTGGCTTTTTGCCAGCAGCCAGTGGCACTTGGTCCATCATCTACGAATACTCGTTGGACAACGTGACTTGGGCAACTTTAGTTGACCTTGGGACCATCACGGTGGTCAACAACGAGTGGGTCTGGACTGACATTGCCAATGGCCAAACAGTGCCCTACTATCGCATTCGCGCCTACAACGGCACGACGCTGAGTTTGCGCGAATGGTACTTGGGCAACAACAGCACTGAAATCACGATGTCGCGCCTAAACCGCGACGACTTCACGAACCTGCCAAACAAAAACTTCACGGCCAATCAGCCGTTCCAGTACTGGTTTAACCGCACCATTCCGCAGAGCGAGATCGTGCTTTGGCCAACGCCACAGAATGCCTTCTATCAGATGACCATCTGGTACTCGCGCCAGATCATGGACGTGGGTGACCTGTATGGCGAGCTGGAGGTGCCACAGCGCTGGTACGAGGCCGTGGTGATGATGCTGGCTCATCGGATGAGCCTTGAGCTGCCCGGCGTCGACGTGGCCCGCATCACCTACCTTGAGGGTCAGGCTGACAAATACCTTGGCATGGCCGAGGAAGAAGAGCGCGACAAGTCGCCGATCTACTTCGCCCCGAACATCTCTGTCTACACAAGGTGACCGATGGCCATCTTTCTGGACACCCTCGGATACTCTGACATTGCAATTGCGATATGCGACCGCTGCAAGATGAAGCGCCCGCACGCCGTGATGCGCAACGACCCGAACTTTCCGGGTCTCAGGGTGTGCAACGAGGGCTGTGCAGATCAGCTTGACCCGTATCGGCTGCCAGCAAGAAAAACCGAAAAGATAACGATTCGGTTTCCACGACCTGACGCCCCATTGAATGCTGGCGACAATTACTTGGTCACTGGGGGCATCACAAACGTGTTCCAGATCTCGACCGAGGGCAACACGCAAACGCCAACTTCGACTGGGAACAAGGACACTATTGCCCCGAACCCACCAGACAATACGAGCACATAATGTCCGCACAAGTAACCATCCTCCAACTGCCCCCCGCTGGTGCTATTACAGGCACTGAAGCGGTTCCGATTGTTCAAAACGGCGTCACGGTACAGACGACCACGGCTGCAATTGCTGCCTCCCCGTCGCAGCCTTACACCTACCTGACCGTCACCCAGACGCCTCAGTTGGCCAACAGCCGCTACGTTGGCGCAACCAATGGCCTGACCGTCACTGACGGCGGCGCTCAAGGCCTGTTCAACATAACGACCACAGGCGCTCTTTTGTCGTTGGTGAACTCTGGCACTGGGTTTCAGGTAAAAACGTCTGCAACGGCCATTACAGGCCGTTCTATTGCTGTTTCTGGCGTTGGCCTGTCAATTGTTGACGGTGATGGCATTGCTGGCGATCCAACAATCACTTTGGCTGGCCAAGTTCTAAATCTGGCCAACCTGAGCGCCAATGGCTTGATGGTGATCACCTCGGCTGGTGCGTTGTCCGCAACCCAGATTGCAGGCGTGGCTGACCAAACCGCTGTCTCCAACGCTGACGGCACGACTGGCAGTCCAACAATTGGTTTGGCGACCAACCCAACGATTCCGGGCACTGGTGCGATTCTCATCCCCGTCGGGACCACTGGTGAAAGAACCGCTGGTGTTGTTGGCAAGATGCGCTACAACAGCACCGACGGAGCCTACGAGGGCTATTCTGCGGGCGCATGGCGTCAATTCTCCCTGTCTGGCGGTGTTACCTTGGTGGACACTGGAACAGGCCTCACAGGCGGTCCTATTACGGGCACGGGCACGATTTCAATCGCCAACACCGCTGTGACTGCTGGCTCCTACGGGTCTGCCACTCAAGTGGGCACGTTCACCGTCAACGCTCAAGGTCAATTGACCGCCGCAGCCAACGTGACAATCACCCCTTCTGGCATCGGCGCAGTTGCGTCTGTGTCTGGAACCGCAAACGAAATAACCGCAACGGGAACCACTACGGTGGTGCTGTCGTTGCCTACCGCGCTGACCTTCACGGGCAAAACGGTGACAGGTGGCACGTTCAACGCAACTGCGGTCACCGTGGGCGGCGTGGATGTGGTGACCCTGACTGGCACCCAGACGCTGACTAACAAAACGCTGACGCTGCCTGTGATCTCGCAAATCAGCAACACAGGCGTGGTGAGCTTGCCAACGTCCACCGACACTTTGGTTGGCCGAGCAACAACCGACACGTTGACAAACAAATCGATCAGCGGCGCAACCAACACGCTGACCAACATCGGCAACGCAAGCCTGACCAATTCATCGATCACGCTAGGCACAACGACTATCTCTCTTGGAGGCACGTCGCTGGCCCCTGTTGGCCTCACCTCGGTCACGGTGACTCAGGACCCGACAACTGCGCTGCAATTGGCCACCAAACAGTACGTTGACACTCTGGTGGCTTCTGGAATTCATTTTCACGAGCCAGTGCGTGTTGAGTCGCCTACAAACCTGAACGCAACGTACAACCAGCCCGGCGGCGCTGGCGACGGCGTTGGCGCGACCTTGACCAACGCAGGCGCACAGGCCGCTTTGGTGATTGACGGCATTACTCTTTCGGTCAGTGACCGTGTTTTGATTTACACGCAAACAACGCAAACTCAAAACGGCGTGTACGTTGTGACAAGTGTGGGTTCTGGTTCAACAAACTGGGTTTTAACTCGTTCTTCCGACACCAACACATACGGAATTGCTGGTCCAACTACGTTGAGTGAAGGCTCAACTTTCTTTGTCCAGCAGGGCGCAACTGGCGCTGGTGAGACTTACACCTGCAACACGCAGGGCGTCATCATCTTCGGAGCGACCAACATCACGTTTACGCAGATCAGTGCAACGCAAATTTACTCTGCTGGCACTGGCTTGACGCTGACTGGCACAACATTCTCGATCAGCAACACCGCTGTGACTGCGGCAACTTACGGCTCGGCCTCGGCTGTGCCCGTTTTTGCTGTTAATGCGCAGGGTCAGCTCACAAGCGTCACAAACACAAACATTGCAATTGCGGCGTCTCAGGTGACGTCTGGCACTCTTGCCGTTGCTCAGGGCGGAACAGACATTGCCTCGTACACAATTGGCGATACGCTTTATGCAAGCGGTGCAACAACATTGTCTAAACTAGCGCTTGGCACGCAGGGTTATGTGCTGACAGCGGGCGCAACTGGACCCGTTTGGTCTGGCATCTCGGGCGGAACTTTCTAAGGAAAAAATATGGCTGCAACGAACTTCACACCGATTCAACTTTACTTTTCAACGACTGCATCTGCCGTACCTTTGGCGGCAAATCTTGCGCAAGGTGAATTGGCAATTAACATCACCGACGGCAAGCTGTACTACGAGAACGGCGCTGGAGTTGTTACGTTGCTGGCGTCAGCTTCAGGCGCTTCTGGCGATGTGGTTGGCCCAGCATCTGCAACAGACAACGCTCTGGCAAGGTTTGATGCGACCACAGGCAAGCTGATTCAGAATTCTGTTGGCATCTTGAGCGATGCAGGGGTTTTGACTGGCTTGACTGGCATCACATCGTCTGGCCCCATCACGCTTGCCAGCCTGACCGCTGGTCGCGTTACCTATGCTGGTACTGCGGGTCTTTTGGTTGATTCTGCGAACTTGACATTCAACGGCACTGACTTGACGGTCTCTGGCGCAGTCAACGCAGGCTCTATCGCCGCTACTACGCTTGACCTCACAAACCTTGAAGTCACCAACATCAAGGCCAAGGACGGCACAGCGGCAATGCAGATCGCTGATTCCACGGGTGTTGTGTCGGTGACCGCTGCTCCTGTGATGACGGCCTTGACAGCTTCGCAAGCAGTGTTTACCAATGCTTCTAAGGCACTTGTGTCCAATACCATCACGGGCACGGGCAGCGTCGTGATGTCTGCTTCGCCTACCTTAACGGGAACAGTTACTGTTGCTGACCTGACCGATTCATCTTTGACAACTGGTCGAGTGGTGTACACCACCACTGGCGGCAATCTCACATCATCTGCGAACTTGCTGTACAGCGGCACTGACCTGACTGTTTACGGCCTCACAGTAGGCCGTGGCGCGGGTGCTGTGGCTACCAACACTGCGGTGGGTGCTAGTGCTTTGTTGACAAATACAACAGGCGCAAATAACACGGCGCTGGGAAATCTGGCTTTAAATGCTAATACCACAGCGGGTAGGAACACCGCTGTTGGTCATGGCGCTGGGCAAAACACCAGCACGGGTCACGTTACTGCTTTAGGTGCGCTTGTACTGCAAGCTAACACAACCGGCACGGGCAATACTGGCGTTGGTGGAAATGATGAGGCCGCGTCTGGTGCATTGCAAGCTAACACAACCGGAAACTACAACATTGCCGTAGGCACAGCCGCACTTGCCGCCAACACCACGGGGAGCAA